CTCCCGATTCACCCCGGGCTTTGGAAGTATCTTCTGTAAGGGCATCTCTCACCTCACGGTTTCAGGATTCAGGGGCAGGCTGTGTTTCAACGACTGGCTCAGATACTACTGGAGTCTCAACTGCCACTTCAGGCTCCACAATAGGGCTATCCACTGGCGCAGACTCCACAACAGCTTCCACGACTGGCTCTGCAACAACCACAGGACGCAGTTCGCCTCTATCCCATGCTGTAGTCTCTTGATTCCATGTGTAGAAGTATTCATCCACAGGCATGGCAACAGGAGGATTCCACAACCATGTGGCAGTGTCCAATACCCAGTTGTCGTATGGCTTTGGCGCAATGAAGACATCGTTCACATCGTCATAGGTGTAACCAATGCCAGCGTAGTTGCCACGCAATGGGCGACCTTGTGGATGTTGGTTGCCGTGGGTGTTGTAGCTGGTTTGAATCCAGCCATGACCAACAGCGCCAGTGGCGATGAAATCTTCTTCAGCAACAATCACCTGAGTGACGATGCCGTTTTCTACTTTTGCAAAATGACTCATGTTTTCTCCTTATCGGGCGTTAGCATACTCATCAAAAGGCGTGTTCTCAAGGTAGTACAAAGCCTTTTTCAGTCCTTCTACATTATCCCCAAGATGCCCCAATCCTGTGTTACATCCAGAGCAAAGAATGCCTCGGACTTTGCCGTTTCTGTGGTCATGGTCAATGTTCATGCGTCTACGCAGTTTTTCAATGGGCTTGGAACAAATTGCACAGCCACCACCTTGAAACTCCAGCAAAGCATCAAACTCTTCCATTGAAATGCCATATTGCCTACGCATGATGGCATCTTCACGCTCGAAGCCAGACCAATTTGAAGGTTTGTACTCCGTGCATTTTCTTGGTGCGCTATTGCGCTGAATGTCTCTTCCACACTGCTCATGTTCGCCACCACAAGCGTTGCATTTCAAAATCCACTTGTTTGGCTTGTCAGAACGAACGACTACACCATAGTTGTTTGTAAATCCAACCAAATTGATGCGGGGCTTTCGGGTTCTCACATCACCTCGCATTTGCAAACTTAAAGGGATTCTCAGCGAAGCAGGCATAAATTAAAGTGCCACCTGAGTTATTCCAAGTAGGATTTGTGCCTCTTATTTTGAATCCATTGCTTAATATATCAATCTCAGGATAATTAAGTTCTGCTGATGTGTTTTCCGCTAATAAAAGATTATTAGCTACATTAAATGTATTGCGTGATGTATCGTAAATTGCCCATCCTGTCGTTCCGTAACTAGAGCCTTTTATCATTATCCACCTTGGTCTAAACCCAAGGTACACAAAAGGCCCGTCAGCACTTCCATTGCCTGTATAGCTACCAAATGCTGAATAGCCAGCTACTGCGGCAAAGCAGTAGGCAACATAGGTTGCTGTTGATTGATTGGATTCTCCAGAAGTACCAACAGAAAATACTGTTGATGTTGGAGAAGTGCTGTTCCAATAATTACCAGATGGGCCAGCTTGTGCCGCAGTTGTGTTTAATCTAATTGAGTATTGATTGCTTGTAAGACTGGCGTGATAAACAATGTGGTCATCACCGCCGGGCGAACGTTCAAAAATAATAATCATTCGAGGCGCAACACCTAACCCATGACCAATAGTTGCCGCTGAACCTGTGCCTGTATATGTAACGATACTAAATCCAGCCGTGGTGTTTGCTCTTACCTGTGCTGAGATTGAACCGTTGGTATTGGTTACTGTTGAGCCGCCAGCGTTCCATTGCCAGCCAACAATAGTTGCCGTATTAGAATTAGTATCACCAATTGCTCCAACACTAAAACCATTTGAATTAAATGATGTGATGCCATTGTTTGTTCCTTCAGCCGCTGTGGTATCTGATTGAAGATACTTTGTTGCACCTCGAACGGCATCTGCAAGATAGTGGTCAGTTGCACCAGCACTTCTAATTTTTACCCACACCCAATCAGGCTGGAATGAAACTCCATTGGCTGAGTTGTTGATTGTCTGTGTTGAGCCATTACCCGTATACAGCGTAGCCGCCATCACTGTACGACCATCAGGAATTGCATATGTTGTTGGCATGGTTGTTCCTTATAGGTTGTATGTGTTGAGGGCTACAAAGCCTGTGGGTGGGGTGTAAGTGAATGGTTGTTGACCAAAATTAAGGGTAAATCCAGCACTGTTGTACGCATCAAAAGCAGGAGTCCAATAGTCACCCAAACTTAAGCCGCTATAAGCAGTTCCTTGGCTTGTATTGTTTTTGTAAAAAGTTAAAGTGCCAGCATCCAAATCTAACGCAACACCAATAACATCGCCTGAGGTGTAAGACGCACCATAAGCTGTGCTGGAATTATTATTAACTTTGTTTCCACTTGAAATGTATGCGTACTCGTTTGAGTTGTACCCTAAATCAAAAGAACTGCTAGTTGTTGCATTAAATTGACCGTTAACAACACCAATAAACCCTACGTTTGTTCCAACTCTTGTAACTTCCCAGTACCATTTGCCACTAGATACACCCATAGATGCACAACCAATGGAACTAAGAGATGCGCTTGACCCAATCCACTTCAAATTACCATCGGTAATAGTTGGTGTAGGTGTAGTTGTTCTGTAATTTAATGGGCTGGCAACACAATAGTTAGCCACTGTCGCACTTGTCAGTGTAGGCACATCAGTCATGCTGTCGTAGGTTGCGCCAAGTGTTGACACGTTAATGTTGTTAGGTGTCCAGTTGTTTCCATTGGGGCTGAAGTCATTGGTGACGTTATAAATCAACAGGCCAGAAGTTGTGAACGTATGAATTGTGTTGCCACCAGAAGATGTAACAGTGCCACCCACAAATACCTGAGCGCCAGCATAAGAAATAATAACAACGCCTGAACCGCCTGCACCACCAGCTTGATTGACAGAAACAGCGTATCCACCAGCGCCACCACCGCCAGTGTTTGCAGTACCAGCACCGCCAGCGCCTTGTGAGCCGGGGCTTGACCCTCCACCGCCAGCACCACCTGTACCACCTACAGCCGTATTGTTACCGCCACCGCCGCCACCGCCAGCATATGTAACGCTTGAGCCAGAAATACTTGACGCAGTACCCGCACCACCGTTACCTCTGCTTGTTGCCGCCACCCCCGCAGTTCCAACCGCACTAGCGCCACCACCCCCACCGCCTTCATCATTATTTGTTGAGCCGTTACCGCCGTTAAATCCTTGCCCAGAAGTAGCCGTGCCGCCTAAAAGAGTAACGCCAACCGCATTTGAGCCATTGCCGCCACCTCCAGAGCCGCCATTACCACCAGCGCCACTTGTGCCAGCGCCACCGCCGCCACCGCCTATGCTTGTTATAGAAGAAAAAACAGAATTTACGCCTTGACTTCCATTTGCTTGCTGTGCGCCAGCAGCGCCGCCCGCACCAACTGTTACTGTGTAAGTTGATGTAGGCGCTATTGAAGTAGTTCCCGTGAGGAATCCACCAGCGCCACCGCCGCCACCGCCACCAGCGCTACCACCTCCAGTACCAGCCGCACCGCCGCCACCTGCAACTACCAAGTAACTAGCAGACACTGCTGGGGTTCCCGCAGGTGCTGTTTGGCTGAACGGCAAGTAGAAGCCATTTATGCCATATGAACCACCATAGGTGATGGGTTGCCATACACCATAGGAGTTGAATGTTCCAAAGCTGTTTGGTGTTAGGGCTTGACCGTCAATGAAGTTGACTTCAGTTTGGTAGCCGTCAAAATATACAGTTGTGTAGTCTAGTTTGCTTATGTAGTGGGCAATAGCAGAATTTATTTTGCTTGCCGTATTTTGAGCAAATGGCCCTGTTGAATACGTTACCGATTGACGAACACCATTAACGTAGATTTGAACTCTGTCAGTAGAAGTGGCGTTTGCAGAATCGTAAACAACTTGGATGTGATACCAAGCCGCAGGATCACGGAATACGGCTGAAGTAACCATCTGAACGTTATAAGCGCCGCCATTGATTTGAGCAAACTGCAATGTGTTGCTGGTAGTAAATTGCAAATTGCCAAAGTTATTACTACTTCCATCACCCGCACCAAAAGGGACGTTTGCAACTGAAAGCGTTCCACGTTTAATCCATGCGCTCCAAGTCCATTTAAGATTATTTGTTGGTGTTGTCAATGTCCGATTCAAATAAGCACTTGCACTTGAACGGAAACGCAAAGAGTTGCTGGCAAACTTGATTGGTGTCAGGTATCCGCTTGATGTGAATGTGTGGATGACATTACCACCAGAGATGGTGACAGTGCCACCAGCCATAAGTTGGGTTGCGCCAGCGTAGCTGATGATGACCACGCCAGAGCCACCGTTGCCAGCAGGGTCACCATTGGCATCAGAACCACCCCCGCCGCCACCAAGATTTGCGGTTCCGCTAGTTGCCGCAGTATAAGGAGTTGCTTTTGCCCCCGACCCGCCACCACCAGCACCACCAGCACCAAGAGTACCTTGATATGTACCGCCGCCACCACCACCAGCATAGGTAACAGATGTGCCACTAATGCTTGATGCTGTACCTGCACCGCCAGTACCACCAATACCAGCGGTTGCATTTACACCTACTGCACTTGCACCACCGCCACCACCAGCGGCAACGCCAGCTAATCCGCCGTTTGTAAAACCATTTCCACCCGCAAAACCTTGAACTGGAGATGTAACAGGACTTGCCGCTCCACCTGTTCCTGCGGCGGCTAAATTTCCGCCAGCCCCACCGCCAGAGCCACCTGTTCTGCCATCTCTTGGAGCGCCAGAGCCACCGCCACCACCGCCACCTGTAGAGGTGGTGGAAAGAAAGCTTGAGTCGCCCCCATCTAGACCTTGAATGCTGGTATATGCCGCACCACCTGCACCAACAGTCACAAGATAAATTGAGTTGGGGTCAATTGTTGCTGTGCTTGTGCGATAGCCACCTGCACCACCGCCACCACCTGCGCCACCACCTGCGCCACCCGCAACAACCAAATAGGATGCAGACAAAGGTGTGATTGGAACAAGAGTGCCAGAAGTTGTAAATGTGTGAATGGTGTTGCCGCCACTTGAAGTGACGACACCGCCACCAAATTGTTGTGCGCCAGCATAGGAAATGATGACGATGCCTGAGCCGCCGTTGCCACTATCAGTTCCGTTGTTTTTTGCGCCACCCCCGCCGCTACCTGTATTGGCATCCCCATCATCAGATGCCCCGGCATTCCCCCCGCCACCAGTTCCGCCTGTTCCCAATGTGCCGCCACTAAATGTTCCGCCGCCACCACCGCCAGCACGGGTTACGGCAGTGCCAGAAATACTAGAAGAAACACCATTACCACCATTACCACCAACAGTTGATGTTCCATTAGCGCCAACAGCACCAGCGCCACCACCGCCACCGCCTGTATAGTTTCCGCTTGATGGCCCACCATTGCCGCCAGCGTATCCTTGGTTAGCAGTTCCACTAGCACCAGTTTGACTATATCCAGAACCGCCGCCAGAACCGCCAGTATTACCAGCTATAGAGTTTGTTCCTCCACCACCACCACCAGTAGTTGTAATAGTAGAAAATGAAGATGCACTTCCATTACTACCATTGTTAGTTGCGCCACCTTTTGCGCCACCACTACCAACAGTTACCGTATAAGATTGTGTTGGGTCAAGAGATAACTTGGCTTCTGCTGAAGCTCCACCACCAGAAGTCCCCGCAGATGTACGATAGCCGCCCGCACCACCACCAGCGCCTGTTTGACCAGCACCACCACCACCACCTGCAATAACTAAAAAGTCAGCGGATACAGTAGACACACCAGATGTCCACCCAAAGGCGGCAAGAGCGGCGGCTCCAATTTTGGATAAACGAGGCATCTGTGTGTCCTTATGCGAACTTGGTTACAGAAGCCAGCACAGTGAATGTGGCGCTTGCCGTTTTAATTAAAACGTATGTGTAACTATCAATCGAGCTTGCATTGCCAGAGGTTGGTGCAGAACCGCCCTGCCACTTGGGAGTTACAGAAGAACCATCCACTTGCACAGCGGAGTTGTAGTAAGCAGTCGAGCCATTGGTTACCAAGAAGGTGACAGACAATGATTCGCCTGTAGCCATGATGGTGTTCAGTGTTGTGCCGCTTGAGCCTCTGAAGTTGACGGTGAAGTTACCACTTGCATTGGTCGTGTAGTACAAGACTGACTGCGTGGTGACATCGTAGTTGATTGTGCCTGTGGCGGCAGTTGCAGAGACAGTTGCAACTTCAAGAATGTTGGAGGTTTTTAGGTCAGCGTTTGATGTAGTGCCAGCAAAAGTCTGTAATGCAGTGAAGGTGGTTGCAGTGCCCGGAGCAACGTAGTCCGTTCCTGCTGTGGCTGCCGTAAATGCTGAAGTACCGCTGCCCTTTACAAGGCCAGTTAAAGTGGCCACACCTGTACCACCACTGCCAACAGGCAAAGTGCCTGTAGTCAATGCACTGGTTGAAGTGGCATAAACAGCGCCACCGGAAGTGAAAGATGTCAGGTTTGTTCCACCACTAGATGTTCCCAACGTGCCCGCAAGAGTGACTGCACCTGTTGTGGAGGTACTTGGAGTCAAACCGCTCAATGATGTTTGAAAGGAGGATACGGCTGCCGTGCTGGCAATTTTGACAAAGTCAGAGCCGTTCCATGCACAAACTGCCGACTCATTCGCAACAATCGTCACGCCAGTCGTAGGGCCCACGCCTACCAATTTGATTGATTGGGTGCTGCCCGTCTTGTTGTGAACCACATAAATTTTGGACTGTGCCGGAGCAGTAATCGTGCGGGTCACCGTGCCTGAGGCATTCCACAGCAAAATGGCCTGTCGGGCCTGATTGGCTGCAAGTGTGGTTGTGGTCAGGGTAACATCTGCGTCGGTACTGAGGGTTGTTGTACCGGCTACCGCTGTATCAAGCAACGAGGTGATAGCATTGTTGACGGTATCGCCCCATGTGCCACTTAGTTCCCCTGTTACTGGGAGCGCAAGCCCCAAGAGTGATGTTGCTGCTGTCGTCATGTTTTACCTCACGTTGTGACTTCTTCCCAATCTGACACACTCACTGTGTCGATGTCAGTCCAGTCAGGAGTCTGTGTATTGCCAATATTTTGCCAGTTTGCGATCTGGCTGTCACTCACTTCACTCCAGTTTGGAGTCTGCGCATTGACTAGGGCGTTCCAGTCAGGGATTTGCTGATTGTCAATCAGTTTCCAATATACCGCAAATGTATCACCGACCTGTCCTGTTGCCAAGACAGAAGTCAGAGAAAACGACTTGGTTCCTTCCAACGATCCCACTGCTGCTGTTGCCCCAGAACCGGTCAGTATGGCGGACTTTCCGCCAATCACGGTACCTACGTTTCCGCTCACAGAAACGCTGCTCAGGGTAATCTCAATTTTGGAAGTTATTGTTCCAACTTCGCCCGTAGCTTCATCCCCGGTCTCGTCTTCAGAGCTGCTGGGCGAAACTGTTCCAACCGTGCCTGTCGCAGCAACTCCGCTCAAAATACCCGCTACGACACCAATGACCGATCCCACTGCGCCTTGGCCTGCGGACCCAGAAAGCGCAACTGCAATATTGGAGACCACGGTGCCAACATATCCATTGGCCACATCCCCTGTCTCGACCTCTTCTGAAGAGGGCAGCACAGTCCCAACCGTGCCTGTGGAAACAACCCCAGACAAGACGGGGGAGATTTCGTTGTCTACAGAACCCACCTCTGCGGCTGCCGCAACACCGCTGATCGCCACGGCAATTGCAGAAACAACCGTTCCCGCATAGCCATTGGCCACATCCCCTGTTTCGGAAACATCCGAAGACGGCGAGAGCAAACCTACCGTTCCAACTGCGCTTTGCCCTGTCAACGCCAGTTGGGGCGTTGCAACCATGGTGCCAACAACGCCCTGTGCTTGAGAACCTGTAAGAGCTGTATCAGAAAGGGGCTGTGCGGTGCCCACTGCACCGGATGCCGCTACCCCCGTAAGGGCAATGATGACATCAACAATGGGTGTGACAGAGCCTACGGCACCTGTGGCCGCAACCCCATCAGGATATACGCCTCCTGCGCCGCTCCAAGAGTTACTGCTCCAAGGACCTGCGCCCCACCCAGTAATTACCCCTTGGCTGCCGCCATAAGGACCTGTACCCCATGTGCCGTCGCCCCATGCGGTAGCCATGTTTTAGGCCTTAGGTGGTGGCCAACCGCAACAGGGCTGTGGAGGAGGTGTTGGACGGCATTGTCAGGGTGAAGTTGCCCGCTGTGATGGTCTGAGAACCAAACGTATGGACGCTCACCGCCTTATTGCTCTGAGTTGAGTTGTAGATCAACACGGTGTCAAAGGCTGTAGTCAAGGTCACACTGGAGAACACCAAACTGGCCGAAGGGGTCCAATATGCGGTTCCCGCCGTTGCAGAAGTGTTTGCAGCGGTAGGAGGGGTTGCATTTGTAACCGCCTCGCCGCCAGCAGGATACCCTGTTCCAGTGACCTCTCCGGTTGTGGAATAGGCCGTGGTGGAAGCGTTTAATGTGGCGCTTGCCAAATACAACGCCCCCTTAAATGCGTCAGCGGTGCCCGTAGCACGCACAGGAGCAGTGCCAAAGTTGTGGGTGCCAGTTAGCAATTCGCCCAAAAACGAAGTGCACATGCTTTGTGTGTTTGCCATGATATTTCCTTTAGCCGATTGAAGCTGCTTCTGCGCCCGCAAAACCGGGCATCTTTTTCAATGTCACATGCGCAGAACGGTGAACAAGTTCTCCATCCAGCCAGTATTCCACCCAAGTGGTCAATTCATTCTCATTGTCCACGGTACCTTCTCGCTTTTCAAGCAAAGAATCGTCCATTTCACCTTTTGTTGTCGTTACCAGCATCGTTTTCTCCTTAAATGATCCGAATTACAGCGGTCTCCGGATTATCCGCTGGTAACTGAATGGTGAAACCTTGGTTGGTCATCGATTGATCTGTGCCGAAATTGAACACACCAATAGACTTGTTGCCTTTGGTGTAGTTGTAGATCAAAGCACCACGGGTTGTGAAATTTGCGCCCGGCCATGAGGGATCGTCAAAAGTGGCATATCCCGTGCCGTTGCCCTGCTGGACAATTACGTTCAGCAGCACTTCGCCGCCTGCGGTGTACCCTGTCCCAGATACCTCATTGGTGGCGGAGTACACGGTCGTGTCCGGGCCAAGATTGGCATCTGCTGTGTACAGAGCAATCTTAAGAACGTCTGTATCTAGGTCATGTATACCTAACAGGACTTCCCTTTTAAAACTGGTTGTGAGGCCTGCTGTGATCATTACTGCACCTTGACCTTGACTTGGCCATCACGATAAGTGTCTGACCGTTGTTTGCCGTCACCCAAGTTCTTCAAGAGCGCCATCGCCTCTTTGTACTTGGTGTCGTAAAGAGCCATCATGTCCTGTTCGCCCTTCATGAAGGTATATGCCTCGACCAACGAGCCATACAGCAAGGCTGAATCAAAGTTGTCGCCCAGCCAAGACGTTCCGGCATCCACAATGGACTCTGGGTAATAGTAGTAATGCAGCTCGGCCTTGTAAGTCTGGTCAGGCGTGGGGCCAAGGATGAATGACAACTCGTTCACATCCGTGGACTGTGGCCCAAAGATGGCATAGTACTTTGGCTCAGCTTTGCTGGTGGGATTGGGGTAGACCTCACGAATGAAGTTGACATCCTTGTCCAACAGATACAAATAGTCGCCTTGAAACACGATCGTGCCAGAGACAGTGCTGCTGTTGGCCACCGACAAAGTGACTGTGGTGCCATTAATCTCCGCCACTTGCGCACCTGCGCCAATACCAGAGCCCGTGACCATTTGGCCAACCACGATGTCAGATGCACTGCTCACAACGATGGTGAATTGCCCTGATGTTCCAGTAGCTGTTGGGGTGGCATAGGTGTAGACGGCCAAGGAATACACCGACAAGAAATCGTTTGGTGCCGACAAATACTTGTTGCCTGAAGTGATTGTGCCAGTCTGGTTTTTACGCAAATTGGCCAACTGCACCATGTTGTAGATGCGTTGCTCGGCCTGCTTTACAAAAATAGAAAGCTCTGTCGCCGTGAACGTGTTCTCGGTGTAGTCCTCAATCGCAGCAGTGAGTTGGGCGTAGTTCATGTGATCGACGTGGTTACAGGTGACAGCACTCCGGCTGCCACCAATTGCTTGGAATACGGCATCGGCTGCATGCCAATGCTCGCAAATGAAGAGTCCGCCGTCAAGCCTACATACACCGTGACATACAATCTCGACTCAGGACGAGGCTGGTACAAAGCCTGTGGCTCGGTAATATTGCGCTTAGGTTCCAACTGTGGATGCTTGGGCTCATAGCACTCAATGCAGACCTTGAAGCCTTTCCAATCCTTGATCAAAGCAAGCAGCTTGTACCGCTGACCACACTGGTCACACAGTGCAATTGCGAACTTGCCTGAAGCGTAGCCCGCGCCCATGCTTATCTCGCCGTATAGGTTGGGGTCAAAAAGACGCTGGCTGTGTCTCGATCTTCGGCTGCCGCCCGAGCAAATTCTTCTTCGTACAACTGCTTCAATGCGATCATGCGGTCTGGTGCCTTCTTGACCGACAAATGGAATGCCAACGCGGCAACCAAAGCAGGCAGGAAACGGAAGACGATATCTGCCGTCTCCGTGTAAGTGTTTGCGTTTTCAATCCGCCTGATGGCGTAATACACAAACGTCCACGTCTGTGTATCGTCAGGGGAGGGGTACAGGTACACCGTGGTTGGAACAGACCGCTGTACGTAGTATTGAGCGGGTCTGGACTGGGTGTTTTTGTTTGGAATGTGCAGCCACTCTGCGCGGCTGATACGGTCAATAGTGATGTCTTGCTGTGTAGACAAGCCTGCATTCGTGCGAATGACCGCTGACAAGGCATTGATGGTGTCGCTGGGCAGGTTGTATTCGTACACCCCCGCCGTTAGCACCTGCTGGCGCTGCTCAATCGTCCAAAGGTTCAACCCGCGATTGGCCCACTCAGCAAAAATGATATTCAACGACCGCAAGGCCGTTTTCATGTCGTAGCCAGCCCTGACCTCTATGCCGCAGCGTTCGTACGCTTCGGCAATCAGATCATCGAACTGAAGATCAAAGTTGGCTACGCCTGAAGTGGTCATGGATTAGCAAATTTTGGCTGTACGGGCACGCGCAGCACCAACGCCACGCACTTGAACTTCTTGGGAACCACCGCCACCAATAGAGCCGCCTTTGGCAAAGCCCCGCTTGGCAATACCTTGGCCACGCATTGCTGCGCCGCCGCTCTTGTAGCCCTTGGCCTTCTTTTCAGCCTTTTCTTCCATTTTGGTTTCCATGCCTTTGAAAGGCATTGCTTTTGCTGATTTCTTCATGGATTCACCACCTTTTTGAAACTTTTTGCCCTTGCTGGCCTTACTGAAATCCATCGCCACGGACTGTGGGATGCCCACTTTCTTTGCAAATGCCGGATTGTGCGCTGCCGCATCCATCAATCGTTTTTGTTTTGCGGACTTTGCTGGCATTATGCGACCTTTGCTTGAAGAAGTCGGTCAATTTTCTCTTCCAACTTGTTGAATCGCTGGTCGATGTGATCTGTGATGCGCTGAACCTCGGCTTTGGTGACAAAGTCCCGATGATTCTCTTCCCGGGTCTTGTTGAGCAGAATGTCCAGCCGCTTCAACTCGTCAAATTTTTCACGAATGAAGAACCACAATCCGCCCAACAGGACGGATAGCGCGGCTGACCAAATTGAATTCATGTCCATCTAGCATTTCCACTTCCGAAGACTCTTGTTGATCCGGCTGTCCGGGTCTTTTGCAGTCTTCTCGCTTGTCAGTTTGCTCTTCATGCCCTCCATGCGGGCACAAAACGATTTCTTTCTGGCTCCGCCTTCGGGCTGAGGAGGCTTCAGGTTCATGCCCTGTTTCTTGGCAGAAGCCCGACCCTTGGCATTTAAACCACCAGTCGGGCTCTTACCCTCTTTCCTCTGCCAAGCAGGCGTTTTGGCCATCTCAGTACATCTTGCACTTGGTTTTGCCGCGAACAGCAATACCGTCGCCACGGCCTGAGGAGACAGAGCCTCCTTTTTTAAAGGATCGGCCAAGTGCTTGATCCATTCTCTGCGCCACATCAGTAGGGTTTTGCGCCTGAGCAACGCCCTTTCCCGCTTCAGAAGCTGTGGCTATTATTCTTTGCATAGGAGCATTACGGGAAACTCCACGGCCCTTAGTACCAAAGGCTTTTCCTACGGTCCTGCCCACATTATTCACGGTCTTTTTAAGAAAACGTCCAAGTCCCATGGTGTTCCCCTTAGTACATCTTGCACGGCTTGTTGCGAGCCATGCCTACACCGCGTGGAGAGAATGAGCTAGAGGGCTTAGGGCCACTCTTGCGAGCAACCTGTTTTGGGCCACCCTTACCCATGTCCTGCTTGTTGGCACCGGGCTGAACTTCGCCTTGGTACTCAGGAATCGACATTTTTGCTGCACGTCCCATGGTGGGCTCCTTATCCGTAGAAGAATGTGACGGAGGTCACGTTCGTGAGAGTGATATAGGGGTCTGCTTCAAACCGCACACCATCATTGGGAATGAGAGCGTACATATAGCCTGTAGCGGAGCTTGTAGGGGTGTCAAACTTAAGAAGTTCTGTACCGCCAGCGCTGCCATCTGTGAAAGATACCGAGCCAGCGGAGGCACCCAATAGGGCGTACACCGCTTTGATGCGAGCACGGGGAGTACCGATACCGGAAGCACCGGTAGCGGTCACCGTTTTCGCTTTTACGTCATATTGAAAGCCCATGTTTGCCTCCTATTAGGCGATGGTCACGCCTTTGGAGCCAATGATGGCCCAGCCTGCTGAAGTGTAGATCAACATAGCGCTATCACCAACAGCGGCGAAGGTGATGGTTGAAAAACCGATTTTGGTTGTGGGAGTCAAAACAGCAGAGCCGCCATCCACAGCGTGAACGATAACTTTTACTTCGCCAACAGAACCGTCGGCCAGTGTCAGTGCCTGTGCGGCACCGGTAGTGGTCAATGATGTGAATGCGTTGGTAATATCAACTGCACCTGCGCCCGATAAAGACTGGGTGCTCAAAACAACGTCTTTACCAAAAGACGAATTGACGGTTACTGCGCCAGTGGTGGCGTTTTTGGTGATTGATTGAAAGCCGTTCTCGGAACGAACTGGCCCAGTAAATGTGGTATTTGCCATGATGTGTCCTCACATGCGAGTGGTAGCGTATCTGTCTGCATGTCGTCAGCCGGGACTGTCAGATACACCGGAAACCCCGGAATGTGTCCAATATACACCAAAAGAAAAAGGGGCACAAGGCCCCTTTTTCATCGTCTCATCAGGTCGAACCTGAGGAGCCGTAGATGCCGCGTGGGTCAGACCAGCCGAAGCTGTA